CAGCACAAGATTTAACTAATAGATATTTAGATTTAAGTCCAAATGTTGCTGTAGATGATCATGGTAACAACGTGGACATTATAGGTGTTACCCGTATATTCCCTATCATGGATTCACAAGCAACCATCAACATGTTTGACTTGAGATACCAACTGCGTTTAAATGAACTCTACGACTTCACCTCTGCCTCATACATCAACTATACACTCACACAACAACACTTACGATCACTAGAGATTATGTTCACTGGTGAGGTTCCTATTCGGTTTAACAGGCATATGAAGAAACTCTATATTGATTGGGCATGGGGATCTCAGGAAGCTCCAGCAGGAACAATTGTTGTTGCTGAATGTTATGCTACTTTGAATCCAGATGCATATCCTTGGGTATATAACGATAGATGGTTAAAGGAATATGCTACAGCACTCATAAAAAGAACTTGGGGTTCTAATATGAAAAAGTTTGGTGGTATTCAATTACCTGGTGGTATCACACTAAATGGTAAAGAAACCTTTGACGAGGCTGTTGAAGAAATCAGAAGACTCGAAGCTGATATGGAGTCTCAACATGGTGGTGTTCTAGAATTCTTCATGAACTAATATGAAATACACAATTTATAGAATAACCAATAAAATTAATAACAAATCATATATTGGTTTTACTAGGAAGAAAATAGAAGAAAGATTTAAAGAACATCTATATGAATCTCACAACAAAAATTCTAATGGATATAATCATCTTTTACATAAAGCAATAAGAAAATATGGTGATAATAATTTTATTATAATAGAATTATTCTCTTCTTGCGATAAAGATTATTGTTTAAATGAAATGGAAAATTATTTTATAAATGAATATAGAACTTTTGTCGGATTTGAAGATTGTTTTGGTTACAACCAAACATTAGGTGGACAAGCAGTAATGTTGGGAAAAACTCACAATGATGAAACAAAATTAAAAATGAGTATTAATCATAAACACCAAAAACCTATGTTGGGGAAACAACATTCAGAAGATTCTAAAAAGAAAATGAGTGAATCTAGAAAAAATAATAACGACACTAAAAAATTAGCATCTATTGCTGGAAAAGTAAGTTCAGAAAATTATAAAAATAATCCAGAAAGACAAAGATTGCATAAAGAAAGAATGAAACTTTGGTGGAAAGAAAGAAAGGAAATGGGGGTGTCAAATTAGTACCAACCATTACTTCAATAATTATAGTTCTATATTAGAACAGAGACTCGTTGAAGATTTAATTGTCGAATCCATTAAAATAATGGGTACAGATGTTTATTATCTTCCAAACAATAACGATGAAGCAAGAGATTTGCTTTATGGTGAAGATCCATTAAAGAAATTCTCATCAGCATATGCAGTTGAAGTTTATCCAAACAATATATCGGATTATGGTGGAGAGAAAGAATTCTTTAGTAAGTTTGGATTAGAAATTAAACACCAAATATCGGTGCTGATATCAAAAAGATCATTCTCTCGTTGGGTTCCACAAAATATAATGACCAGACCAAGAGAAGGGGATTTGATTTATATCCCATTCTTAAATGGTACTGGTGAACTCTATGAGATAAAATTTACTAACCAGCACAAAGACTTCTATATGTTAGGTAGAAAGGTTCCTTATTTCTATGAACTGGAAATGGAAAAATTCAAGTATTCTCAAGAAGTTATCGACACTGGTATACCAGATATCGATGTGGTTGTAACAGAATCGGCATACACTATAGATTTAGAAATGAATATGACTTCTGGAACTGGTAACTATCAATTACAAGAAATTGTATATCAGTCACCAGACAACACTCATGCTAATGCAACAACATCGGCCACAGTACAAAATTGGACTCCGATGGCAAATACATTGTCAGTATCTAATATATCTGGTATATTTGATGACAATAAAATTGTAATTGGTGTTACTAGTAATACAAGATACCATTTGGTAACATATGATGCTATGGATGTTAATATAAGAAACGAAGCATATGATAATAAACTGATTGAGGGCGAATCCACCCCAATCATAGATACTTCAACATCTAATCCATTTGGTTCTTTATAATGGCAACCACTAATCAAAATAGAATAATAAGAAAATTAATAGTTGCCTTTGGTAATATATTCAATAACATAACTCTGGTTAGATATAACAACCAAACAAATACTGAACAAGAAAGATTTCTTGTTCCTCTTACATATGCCCCAAAAGAATTATATGTACAGAGACTTGAGGATGATCCTGATCTAGAAAAGAAAGTTCAAATGACACTCCCTAGAATGTCATATGAAATGATGGGTATGTCCTATGATAGTTCTAGAAAGCAAATAACTAACAACAAAAATTTTGCACAGACACCTAATGGATTGGGTTCACAATATAATCCAGTTCCATATAATTTTGATTTTAAATTATCAATTTACACAAGAAATCATGAAGATGTACATCAGATAGTAGAATGCATTCTACCATTCTTTACACCAGATTATACCATAAGTGTAAATCTTATACCAGAATTAGGTATAACCAAAGAAATTCCCATCATATTAAACTCTACAGATAGAGAAGTAGAGTATGAAGGTAATTATGAATCTGATCCTAGATTAATTATCTGGACATTGAACTTTACAGCAAAAGGTTTTGTATTTGGAAATGTTAATATTGGAAATTCTGGATTGATTCTAAATTCAATCACACATATTTACAACGAAATAACACCAGAATCTGTTATATATTTTACACTGGATGCAAATTCTGGTATAGGAACATATCAACTTGGTGAAATGGTATATCAAGGATTTTCATATAGAACATCTACAGCAACCGCACAAGTTGTGTCGTATGATGCAACAAATAAGAATTTATATCTTAACAACATACAAGGAAATTTCGTTTCGAATGTTCCTGTGGTTGGAGTAAATTCTTTAGCAAGTTATAACTTTACATATTCTAGTGGAACAACAATTAGTGAAACACCAGCAGTAACAGTAGATATTTTGGCAGAATCTAATACTACAATTATAACAGAAACTGGTGCATTATCAATACTGATCCCAATGGATATTGGTGACTATCCATATCTTGCTAACTCAGCAAACAGTTTTGTTATCAATACTACAATAACAGAAGAATAAGAAGGATTAAAATGACAGGTGTAAAACTTTCCAATTTACCAATACTTACGACATTAAATCCTAATGATACCAACATTTTAATGTTGGCTGTCAATGAGAATTCTTTATACACATCAGTGACATTTTCATTGAGTACATTATATAATACATTACACAATTCTCTGTTAAATGATATTAGTATAGACGAAATACTGGGACAATCAGCATACAATCAAGCAAATCTTGCCTTATTGACAGCACAAACTGCTAATACCTTTTTACAAGCAAATGATGCATTAACATTAAGTGTATCCAAATCTTATACTGATAGTGCTAATACCTTTTTACAAACAAATGATACTATTACACTTGCTTCTGCTAAGTCTTACACCGATAGTGCCAATACCTTTTTACAAGCAAATGATGCATTAACATTAAGTGTATCCAAATCTTATACTGATAGTGCTAATACCTTTTTACAAGCAAATGATACTATTACACTTGCTTCTGCTAAGTCTTACACCGATAGTGCCAATACCTTTTTACAAGCAAATGATGCACTGATATATTCTTTTGTTAGTAATATTGCATCACAGTTGAGTTCTAATGTGTTTTATATGGTGGGTGTTATTAACACCCAGAATACTTGGATTTCATCTAATGCCGCATTCACACAATCAGCATTCAATTTGGCAAATTCATCAGCGAAAATATCTGGTTGGTCATCAAATACATTATTATTCGCAAATTCTACTGGTTATATTTCCAATAGTGGAATAAACTATTTTACTGGAAATAATACGATACAATTACCAGCAACAACAACATTTACCACTACTGGAAATGTTATATTTTCTGATGCTTCATTCTTATTACAAAATTCAATAGACCCAACCAAATTTGCAAGAATACTGACAGCAAATCCGTTAACGGGAACAACAGTAGTATATACATTACCTGCTGGTTCCGGGAACGTTTCGTCATTGGTTGATTCACAAACTACACAAACAATATCTGGTGCAAAAACTTTTTCTGGTGCCTTTGTAGCATCATCTACTGTTACATTTAATGGAACAACAACAGCAATAGGCATTGGAACATCAGCAACTACTGGAACAACTACTATAGGTGGAGCGACTACTACTGGTACAATCCTAATAGGTCAGTCAACTGGTGCACAGTCATTATCACTACACACTGGAGCAACAACATCTGGAACAACGAAAACTATTAATCTTGGTACTGCTGGTCTTGCAAACTCAACAACAACATTAACTATAGGTTCTGCTGTATCCGGTTCCAAAGGAACCACAACAATACAGACACCTAATGTGTTTATTACTGCTGCGAATACTGCTCAAAGTACAGTTTCATTAGCTGGAACATTGTCTGTTGGTGGTGTGATAGGTGGACCATCACCTTTAATAACCATACCATCATCTGGGACAATATCACCAAATTCATTATATTGTTTTGTTTCCGGAACAACAGCTATAAGCAACATAACCGTTCCTAGCATATTTGCATCTGGGAGTTGTCAATTAGTTCTTATTCCAACAGGATTGTGGTCTACTAATACTGCCGGTAATATTGTACTTGCGAGCACTGCTATTGTAAACAAAGCACTGATAATGGTTTATGACTCTGGAACCAACAAGTGGTACCCAAGTTATTAATATATAAATACAAAATAGATAACCAAAGGAATTCAAATGTCTGGAATAACCATTTCACAATTGCCAGCTCTATCATCAGTAACTGCTACCGATTCTAATATATTATTTTTAGTAACTGATCAAGATTCTGGCAACTCTTCAGCATCACTACCTCTTAGTGTAGTTTATTCTTCATTTTCTAATCTGATAACAAGTGAAGCTAGTTCTGCATGGAATACTGCCAACAGTGCATCTGCTAATACAGTTTATATTTCTGGTGTGAGTGCTCAACAGAACAGTAACATACAACTTGCATGGAATACTGCCAACAGTGCATCTGCTAATACAGTTTATATTTCTGGTGTGAGTGCTCAACAGAACAGTAACATACAACTTGCATGGAATACTTCTAATAACGCACTGCCAAATACAGGTGGTATTGTAACAGGCAGTTTAACTGTTTCTGGAAATTTGTTTGCAACTTATGTCAGTAGTCCGATTGGATCATCTGCAAATTTAATAATAAATGCGGATGGTATTAATGATGTTTATATAACTCCATTAACTCAACTTTTTGTTCAAGATAACACAGCATCATATTCAACCAATACAGGTTCAATCGTTGTTAATGGTGGTATTGGTATTAAAGGAAATGTATATGCAAATTCCGTATATGCTAACACATTTTATGGTTCTGCTAATGGTTTAAATGGTACAGTACCATCAACGGTATTGGGAAATTCCACTTTTTATATTGGATCTACGGCCGTTTCACTAAATGCATCTGTTAATAGTATATCAACTTTATTGATTAGTAATGTAATAACAGGTAATATCACACACACTGGTATTGATGTGATCCAACCAGTATACTTCACCATAACTGCAAATGGTACTATTACATTACCATCAAACACTTCAACAAGTGTTTTAATTATTGCAAATAATGCTGCTAATGTAACTGTTGTTATGCCAACTGCTAATGTGAATGGTCAGGTTTGTGGTTTCTCTGTAGTATCGAACAATACAACACTATTACTTGGTGCTGGATCTGTTGCACAAACGTTTATTGGTCTTGCTACATCAGGTTCCAAATTCAAGTATGTTTACAACTTAGCAACTACCACTTGGTATACTTGCCCTTAAAATATGTAATATGATATGTCAAAATTTGAAAAGAGTATGGAAGAAATCTTCGACATTGAACCTTTTAATGGTAACCCAAATATCGACTCAGATAAAAGGGTTACCATAATACCCCCAAAACAAATAGATGTTAGTGCTGATTTGGCACAGGATCTAAATGATGCCTATGAACAATCGAGAGATAATCTGCAAGATATTATCGATCAAGGAAAGGAGGCAATGGAAGAAATTCTGCAAATTGCCAAGGAAGGCCAACATCCACGTGCTTTTGAAGTGTATGGTTCATTATTAAAGAATGTAGTAGATGCCAATAAAGAACTACTAGCAATTCAAAAGCAGATGAGAGATATGGATAGTAATGCCAAAAAAGGTGGTGGAAACACTACCATCGATAAAGCAATTTTTGTTGGAACACCTGCTGATTTGAATAAGATGATTAAGGACAGTAATAATGTCCCTTAATACAAAAGACTCGTATCGTGATAATCCCCTACTCAAAAAAGTAGGGGTTCAACTTAAATACACACAAGAACAAATAGCAGAATATTTAAAGTGTGCTAAAGATCCCATTTATTTTGCCAAAAATTATATAAAGATTGTAAACGTTGACGAAGGTCTTGTCAAATTTAAGATGTGGGATTTCCAGCAAGAAATGCTCTCACTGTTCCAAAAGAATAGATTCGTTATAACAAAATGTCCTAGACAGGTAGGTAAGACTACTACCACTGTGGCATATCTCCTATGGGCAACCATATTTTCAGACTCACAGAACGTTGCTGTACTTGCTAACAAAGGATCACTTGCTAGAGATATTCTTGCTAAGTATCAGTTGGCATATGAAAATTTACCCGAATGGATTCAACAGGGTGTTGTTACATGGAACAAAGGTAATGTAGAACTTGAGAATGGATCTAAAGTAATTGCAGCCTCCACATCATCATCTGCCATTCGTGGTGGTGCATTCAACATTGTATTCCTTGACGAATTTGCTTTCGTACCAAACAACATTGCAAACGAATTCTTCAACTCAGTATATCCCGTAATTTCATCAGGTAAGAAAACCAAGATTATTATCGTTTCTACTCCTAACGGTATGAATCTGTTCTATAAATTATGGCAAGATTCTATTGAGAAAAGAAATAATTATATTCCATTCGAAATCCACTGGTCAATGGTACCAGGTAGAGATGAAGCGTGGAAAGAAGAAACTATCAGAAATACATCTGAAAGACAATTCCAACAGGAATTTGAATGTATAGATGGTGATACAAAAATTGACATATATGATAAGAAAACAAAACAATATCACAATATTAGAATAGTTGATTTTTATGACTTTTTAGTTTGACACTAAGTTTTTTGGA